GAAGATCAGGTGGTAATTACGATGCAGTTATTGGTATTAGATGTTGTAATATTTTAACATCAACAATTAAAGTAGATGTTAAAATTGCAAAAAGTGGAGCTGATTATTTTTTAGCAAAAGGAGTAGTTATTCCACCAAACTCTGCAATTGAATTAATTCAAGGTGGAGCAAAAATTGTTTTAGATAGTACCAACACGTTAGAGGCAGTTTCAGATACAGCGTCAAGTTTAGATGTAACTGTTTCTTACATCGACACAATTAGTTCGTAGGAGGAATTATGACGGCAGTAGTAAATGGAATCCAATACATCGGAGGGCAAACTTCTCCTGATGAATTTATAAAAAATCAAGCGTCCACGATTGATGGTACGCAAACAATAGAAAGTGCAGTTTTAGCTGGACCTATCACTATTCCTGCAACTATAACAGTAACAGGGACTTTAGTAATAGTATAATGTCAAAAATAGAAGTAAATACAGTTGCACCACAATGCGGAACTACTTTAACACTAGGTGAATCTGGTGATACGGTAACTTTAGCTTCTGGTGCTAGTCAATCAGGTTTTGGTAGAACAGGGACTGTTGATTGGCAAACTACAATTAAAACAGGAGATTTTACAGCTGCTAATGGAGAAGGTTATTTTATAAATACAACTTCAGGAGCAGTTACAATGACACTACCTTCTTCTCCTAGTGTAGGAGATATTGTAGCTTTTAAAGATTACGCAAATACTTTTGATACTAATGCTTTAACATTAGGTAGAAATGGTTCAAATATTTCAGGTGAAGCAGCAGATGCAGTTATATCGGTTGAAGGACAATCAGTAACTTTGGTTTATGGTGATGCTACAAAAGGATGGCAAGGAGTAGCGGCTGCAACTGAAGCAGACGTACCAAAACCAACTTTTATATCAGCATCAGGCGGAACAATTAGTTGTTCAGGAGATGATAGAATTCATACATTTACAGGCCCAGGAACTTTTACAGTAAATTGCGCTTCAAACACTGCATCTAACAATGTAGTTTCATATGTAATAGTAGGTGGTGGTGGCGGAGCTGGTGGTTTTTATGGTGGTGGTGGAGCAGGAGGATATAGAGAGGTAAAATCTCCAGCAACTCCATATACAGCTAGTCCTTTATGTGGACACGGAACTCCAGCAAATATAGTAACAGTAACAGCGCAAGCTTATCCAATAGTCGTTGGTGGCGGTGGAGCAGCAGCATCACCTGGAACAAATGATGGAACTCCAGGTAATAATTCAAGTTTTGGAGGAATTACAGCAGCTTTAGGTGGTCACGGATCTGGTGTATCTGGTCCTGGTTCTGCCGGTCCAGGAGGATCGGGTGGTGGTGAAGGATATTTAGCAAACGCTCCAGGAAATGGAAATACACCTCCAACAACTCCTCCTCAAGGTAATAATGGAGGAGCAGCGTCACCCGTAGGTGGTGGTGGCGGTGGTGGCGGTGGAGCCACAGCGGTCGGAGCTAATGGTTTTTCTCCTACACCAAGTTCTTGTCAAGGAACAGGTGGAGCAGGTGGAGCAGGCGCAACTTCTTCAATTACAGGTTCACCAGTTGCAAGAGCAGGTGGTGGCGGAGGTGGTGGAGTATGTGCTGGTGGTGCTGGTGGAACTGGTGGCGGTGGAACAGGTCAGGGAGGTAATGCTGACGGTGCTCCAGCTCAAACAGGTACAGCAAATACTGGTGGTGGAGGTGGTGCTAGAGGTAACCCTGGTTCCGGTGGTAGTGGAATCGTAATAATAAGGTATAAAAGACAATAATTATGACAAGTACAATTAAAGTAAACACAATAACAACAGAATCAGGATCTACATTAACTGTAGGCGGATGCGGAAAAACTGTTGCATTAGCGTCAGGTGCATCACAAACAGGATTTGGTAGAACCGGGACTGTTGATTGGCAAACAACTAAAAAAACACTTGCTTTCACAGCTGTTAATGGTGAAGGTTATTTTGTAGACACTGCAGCTTCAGGAGCAGTGACAATGACATTACCCTCATCACCAAGTGCTGGAAATATTGTTGCTGTTAAAGATTACAACGGAAATTTTGCATCAGCTAATTTAACAATAGGTAGAAATGGATCTCCTATTAATGGAGGTAGTAGTTCCGATGTTGTTATAAGCACTGATGGTGCTTCTATTGTTTTAGTTTATGTAGATGGAACACAAGGATGGGTGGCAACACAAGATGATGAATCAGTTTTTACTGGAGATAGTTTTATAGCAGCAACGGGTGGAACAATCACAACTTGTGGTAATTGCAAAATTCATACATTTACAGGTCCAGGCACATTTGCAGTTTCATCTGCCTCAAGTTGTGCATCATTAAATGTAGTTTCATATATGATAGTAGCAGGTGGTGGAGGTGGAGGATACGAAAGAGGTGGCGGAGGAGGTGCTGGTGGTTTTAGAGAAATAAAAAATCCTGCAACACCTTATACTGCTAGTCCTTTAGATGGCTATGGAACTCCAGCAAATAGAATAACAGTATCAGCTACACCTTTTCCAGTAGGAGTTGGTGGTGGTGGAGCCGGAAGAACTAGTTCTGGATCACCTGGTACGACTGGATCTAATTCAAATTTTTCAACTATTGTATCAGCTGGTGGCGGAGGCGGTGGTTCTCACCCAACTCCTGGCCCAACCGATCATTTAGGAGCAGCTGGTGGCTCTGGTGGAGGAGTAGTAGTAGCAAATCTTCCTGCTCCTACTCAAGGAGGTGCAGGAAATACACCCCCAACAACCCCTCCTCAAGGTAATCCAGCAGGAGCTACTTGCACTGCAACAGGTTCAAATTATTATTATGCTAGTAGCGGAGGTGGAGCTACAGCAGCAGGTTCACAAGCATCCGGTTCGGTAACTACTGGAACTGGCGGAGCTGGTGCAACAACTTCAATTAATGCAACACCAACAGCTTATGCTGGAGGTGGCGGAGGTGGTGGTAATACTGCACCTACACCTCAACCCGGTGGTGCTGGCGGAGGCGGATCAGGTGGTAAAAATAGTGTTGTAGCAACAGCAGGAACAACTAATACTGGTGGAGGAGGAGGTGGTGGAAATGGTCAAACTTCCACTCCTTATTGTGGTGGTGCTGGCGGTTCAGGTATAGTAATAATAAGGTACAAATTTCAATAGGTAAATTATGAGTGAAGTAAAAGTAAATAAAATTAGTCCAAGAACAAATTGTGGTACAGTTCAGTTAGGAGATAGTGGTGACACTATTACAATTCCTGCTGGTGCAACAATTACTAACAACGGAACGCAAACAGGTTTTGGTAGAGAAGGCTCTGTAGATTGGCAGACTGGAGATATTAAGACAGGAGATTTTACCGCAGCTACTGGTAAAGGTTATTTTGTTAACACAACTTCTGGAGAAATAGATGTAACACTGCCATCATCACCTTCAGCAGGGGATATTGTTGCAGTTTCAGATTATGCCAAAACTTTTGATACAAATAATTGTATTATGTTAAGAAATAGTTCTAACATAGAAGGAGCTGCATCAAATTTAACTTTAGATGCTGAAGGTCTAGCAATGACTTTTGTTTATGTAGATTCTACTAAAGGTTGGAAAGTTGTTGGCGCAGGTAGAGAAGGAGACAGCACATTAGCAGAATATGTAGCAGCAACAGGCGGAACAGAATCAACTTGTGGTAATTTTAAAATACATACATTTACAGGTCCAGGAACTTTTACAGTCACTAATGCAGGTAATAATGCAGGATCAAGCACAGTAGATTATTTAGTAGTAGCTGGAGGAGGCGCTGGTGGGTATGCTAATGGTGGTGGTGGCGGTGGAGGAGCAGGTGGTTTAAGATACTCTGCTTCTACATATTGTAATCCTACACCTTCTGGTGGTGGTGCAGGAAGTGCATTGCCAGTCACAGCACAAGCTTATCCCATAATAGTGGGTAGTGGTGGTTCAGCAGCAACAGGTTCTCCAGATTATCAACCGGGAGGCAATGGAGGTGCTTCAACTTTTTCAACAATAACTTCAGCTGGTGGTGGTGGAGGTGCAGGAGGATGTACGCCTGGTCCTACTAGTCCTGGTGCAAAAGGAAATAGCGGAGGATCTGGTGGAGGTGGTGGTAAAACAGCTAATCCAGGTAGTGCTCCTTGCAAAGGTCTAGGTGGCGTTGGAAATACTCCCGTTGTTAGTCCAGAACAAGGTAAGGATGGTGGAGCAGGTGGTATACCAAACCCTAATTTTGGAGGTGGCGGTGGTGGCCATTCCGCAGTAGGTCAAGATGCTGTGGCTCCAAGTAATGATGGTGGAGATGGTGGAAATGGTTCTGTTATAAAAATTAATGGCACTTGCGCAGCGTATGCTGGCGGTGGTGGAGGAAATGCAGAAGGTCAACCAGCTCCAGTTCAAGGACAAGGCGGTTCCGGTGGCGGAGGTCCTGCAAGATCACCAGGAAACAACGGTAATGGCGGTACAGCAAACACTGGTGGCGGAGGTGGGGGTATAGATTCTGTTCCTAGCCCATTTACTAGTGGAGCAGGTGGTAGTGGTATTGTGATTATACGATATAAATTTCAATAATGATTGAAGTAGATTTACATCGCGTATATTTTATACGCGATAATATAGGTGGTATAGATATCACATCTTTAAAAAATGATTGTTTAAAATCATTTAAAGAAAACAATCGTATGTCAAAAGATATTAGTGATACTAAAAACGAAGATTTAATAATACCTAAATCAAAACCGTTGGAAGAATTAATTAACATTATAAAAGACAAATTTTATATTAGATACACTCAAGTAATAGAGCCAACAAATTATTGGGCTCAAGTTCATAGTCAAAATGAATCCACTAATTTACACGATCACGTAGATTGTTTTGACATAAAAAATTCACCAGATCTATCGGGAGTGTACTATCTTGAGGTTCCTAAAGATTCTGGAGATATAGTATTTCAATGGCCTATTAACAAATATAACCAATACAAACGTTGGTGGTTTAAACCAAAAGAAGGAGATTTGTTATTATTTCCCTCGACTTTAGACCATTTTGTGACTAAAAATACAGCTGTTGAAAAAAGAATTGCAGTTTCTTTTAATTTTAAGATATTGCAGAATTCTACAAATTAATATATAAGGAGAATATTATGGCACATTTTGCAAAACTAGGAGCTAATGGAAAAATTATTCAAGTATTAACTTTGAATAATTCTGATATGTTAAACGCTGATGGTGTTGAAGATGAATCAGTAGGTCAACAATATTTAGAAACACACAACAACTGGCCTGCACAGATGTGGATTCAAACTTCATACAACACATATCGCAACCAACATAATAATGGCGGAACACCTTTTAGAGGTAATTACGCAGGTATAGGTTATGAATGGGACGAAGATAATCAAATCTTTTGGCCTAAAAAGCCATATCCTTCTTGGGTAAAAAATACTACAACTGCTAGTTGGAATTCACCAATCGGTGATGCTCCTGCATTAACTGCAGAACAACAATCACAGAATGATGCTGGCACGCATAAATGGCAGTATGACTGGAATGAGTCAGGCCAGTCTTGGGACTTGACAGATAACAAAGCATAAATTAAAAATGGTGGTGGTATGCAGAAGAAAGTATTAAGCGAGCAAGCGTTATATTATGGCGATGTTGATATGCCTAAAGGTTGGGACATTGACCGAGATAAACTATCAATAGATATTTTACAATCACAAATTCAAAACAAACAATTTCCATTTTCAAGAACTTGGGATATGTTAAATACATATATACGAGAGCACATTAATGTTGAATATGGTATTCAGTTAATTAACAAAGAAACGTGGGGAAATATTTATAAGCCTTCAGAAACAACAATACCATTACTTAATATTGATCCAGTAGATTTACGAAACTCACCAGACTTTACACTATTATATGGTGTAAAAGTCAAAGACTGTGTGGTTAGAATACATTACGAAGATAACAGACGTAAAGGTAGAAGTTGGGACATACCATTAAGTAATAACAAATTTATTATGTTTCCATCAACTAATATGTATTATTTAACTAACAATCAAAAAGATTCATTAAACTTTGTAAAAACAATAACTTATGAATATATCTAATTATTATTGGTATTTTAGTGGTGTACTTACACCAAAATTTTGTGATGAAGTTATTAAATATGCTAATACACAAGAAGAAGTTATGGCTAGAACTGGTAACTTTAAAAATAGGGAATTAAGTAAAGAAGAAGTTAAAGATTTAAAAAGAAAAAGAAATTCTGATTTAGTATGGCTAAATGATACTTGGATATACAAAGAATTACATCCATATGTTCATATGGCTAACAAAAATGCTGGTTGGAACTTTGATTGGGATTGGTCAGAATCTTGTCAGTTTACAAAATATAAATTAAATCAATATTATGACTGGCATTGTGATAGTCATAATAAACCTTATGAAGAAGGACCTGATAAAGGTAAAATCCGAAAATTATCTATGACTTGTCAATTAACAGATGGTTCAGAATATTCAGGCGGTGAGTTAGAATTTGATTTTAGAAACTATGATCCACATATGCGAGATGAATCAAAACATAGAGTACAATGTAAAGAGATATTACCAAAAGGATCTATTATTATATTTCCTAGTTTTGTGTGGCATAGAGTTAAACCAGTAACATCAGGCACAAGATATAGTCTTGTTGTTTGGCATTTAGGAGGGCCTTTTCGATAATGTTTATAAATAATTATTTTTCAACTGCAATATGGAGTGAAGAAAAACCAGAGTTTGTTAAATCATTAACAAAAGCAACTAACAAATATATTAAAGCTGCTAAAAATTTTCCAGAAGCTAAAGCACATATAAAAAAGTTTGGAGACTTTGGAAGATCATATCATTCAACACCACTTACAGTTGATAATGACTTTTTAGATTTTAGAAATTACATTGGTCAAAAGTCTTGGGAGTATTTAGATCACCAAGGTTATGATATGCAACAATACACAACTATGTTTAGTGAGTTATGGGTACAAGAGTTTGCTAAAAAAGGTGGTGGTCATCATTCAGCACATATACATTGGAATCAACACGTATCAGGTTTTTATTTTTTAAAATGTAGTGATAAAACTTCTTACCCTATATTTCACGAACCGAAGACTGGTGCAAGATGTACAAAATTAAAAATGAAACCAGACTTAAAAGGTGTATGGGCAGGTCACGAACAATTTCATTTACGTCCAAAACCTGGAAT